CCGATGCTAAGAAGATGTTCACAGATAAGGTGGTACCAATATCCGTTAACTATCCATTCTTCTTCAAACCGATCCAGGACGGTATGGACAGGCCCAAGACCGAACTTGCCTATAGAGTCCCCGCTTCCAAATTTACCCGTAGAAAACTTGATTCCAATCAAGCCACCAAAGAAATCACCGGTCTTGACACCACTATCGACTGGAAGAATACCGGCGACAATGCATATGATGGAGAGAAACTCAGGCTCCTCGTCCACGATGAATCGGGGAAGTGGGAAAGGCCGAACAACATCCTCAACAACTGGCGTGTTACGAAAACCACCCTTAGATTAGGTAGTAGAGTTATTGGTAAGTGTATGATGGGAAGTACGTCAAACGCTTTAGATAAAGGAGGTAGAAATTTTAAGAAACTATACGATGATTCGGACGTTACAAAAAGAAACGCCAATGGACAGACTCGCTCAGGACTTTATTCTTTGTTCATACCTATGGAATGGAACTACGAAGGATACATTGATTCTTATGGCTTACCTGTCTTCGATACACCGAAAAAACCTACTGAAGGACCTCGCGGTGATAAAATAAACATAGGTGTAGTAGAATATTGGGACAACGAGGTTGAAGGATTAAAAGATGATCAAGATGGATTAAATGAATTTTATAGACAGTTTCCACGCACGACAAAACACGCGTTTAGAGACGAGTCTAAACAATCTTTATTTAATTTAACTAAAATATATCAACAAATAGATTACAACGAAGATATTAAAAACTCTATAAATGTTACACAAGGAAGTTTTCAGTGGGAAAATGGAGAAAAAGATACTAGAGTTATATTTGTTCCAAACAAAAGTGGTAGATTCTACATAACATGGGTTCCACCTGTGCATCTACAAAATAAAAGGTTTTTAAAAAATGGAGTTAATTATCCTGGTAATGAGCATTGCGGAGCATTTGGTTGTGATCCATATGATATATCAGGAACAGTAGACGGTAAAGGTTCTAATGGATCTTTACACGGTTTAACTAAGTTTAGCATGGAAGAAGTGCCTCCTAATCATTTCTTTTTAGAATACATAGCTAGACCACAAACTGCTGAGATATTTTTTGAAGACGTATTAATGGCTTGCATTTTTTATGGTATGCCAATATTAGCAGAAAACAATAAACCTAGATTACTTTATTATTTTAAACGCAGAGGCTATAGAGGCTTTGCTATGAATAGACCAGATAAAAAAAGAAACAAACTGTCTGTAACTGAAAGAGAAATAGGTGGAATACCTAATTCAAGTGAAGATATAAAACAAGCTCATGCATCAGCAATAGAAACTTACGTAGAACATTTTGTGGGTTTAAAAGAAACAGGATACGGTGATGTTTATTTTCAAAGAACATTAGAAGACTGGTCTCAATTTAACATAAACAATAGAACAACTCATGATGCTTCTATTAGCTCTGGATTAGCCTTAATGGCTTGTAACAAACACAGGTATTCTCCTGTTAATAAAAAAGAATTAAAACCAGTTGACTTAGGTATTAAAAAATACGACAATAAAGGATCAGTATCAAAAATTTTAAATTAATGAATATATATACTAATACGAGAACTTCATTTCCTAGCCAAGTAGTTAGTGACGCAGAAAAAGCTAGTATTGAATACGGTAAGCAAGTGGCACAAGCCATAGAGGGAGAGTGGTTTTCGCAAGGTAGAACAACTGGAAATAGATACTTGACTAGTTGGAATAACTATCATCAATTAAGATTATACGCAAGGGGAGAGCAGTCTATACAGAAGTATAAAGATGAATTATCTATTAATGGTGATTTGTCTTATTTAAATTTAGACTGGAAACCAGTTCCAATATTGTCTAAATTTGTGGACATAGTTGTTAATGGTATTTCATCCAGATCTTATGACATAAAAGCTTATGCTCAAGATCCTGACTCTATAAAGAAAAGAACTGCTTATGCTTCTAGAATATATGAAGATATGCTAGCTAAAGATTATTTAGAGGGATTAAAAGAAACCTTAGGTATAGACTTATATCAAGTTCCAAATCCAGATCAACTTCCAGAGAGTGATGAAGAGCTAGAATTACATATGCAGCTTAGTTATAAGCAGTCTATAGAAATAGCAGAAGAAGAGGCTATATCTTCTGTTATGGCTCAAAATAAATATGATTTAATAAAGCGTAGATTAAACATGGACTTAACTGTTCTTGGTATTTCTGCTGCTAAAACAAGTTTTAACTTAGCTAACGGAATAACTATAGATTACGTAGACCCGGCTTACATGGTTTATTCATACACTGAAGATCCTAATTTTGAAGACATATACTACGTAGGTGAAATAAAAGCTATAACAATATCGGAACTTAAAAAAGAATTTCCAGACTTATCTAATGAAGAATTAGAACGTATACAAAATATGCCCGGCAATAGATCTTATATAACCGGTTGGGGTGATTATGATAGTAATACCGTTCAAGTTCTTTATTTTGATTATAAAACCTACCACAATCAAGTATTTAAAATAAAACAAACAGATCAAGGTTTAATGAAAGCTATTGAAAAAGATGATAGTTTTGATCCACCAGAAAACGATAGCTTTGAAAGAGTTTCAAGATCTATAGAGGTTTTATATAGTGGAGCTAAAGTTTTAGGAACAAATACGATACTTAAATGGGAACTTGCTAAGAACATGTCAAGACCCTATGCTGACACTACTAAGGTTAAAATGAATTATTCTATTTGTGCGCCTAGAATATATAAAGGTAGAATAGAGTCACTAGTTGGAAAATGTATTGGTTTTGCTGATATGATACAATTAACTCATTTAAAGCTACAACAAGTAATGTCTAGAATAGTACCAGACGGTGTTTATTTAGATATGGACGGCTTAGCTGAGGTTGATCTTGGTAATGGAACTAATTATAATCCAGCAGAAGCGCTTAACATGTATTTCCAAACAGGTTCTATAGTGGGTAGATCACTTACTCAAGATGGCGACATGAATGCTGGAAAAATTCCTATACAAGAATTAAATAGCTCTAGTGGCCAAGGTAAAATACAAAGTCTTATACAGACGTATCAGTATTATTTACAAATGATACGCGACGTCACTGGATTAAATGAAGCTAGAGATGGTAGTACGCCTGACAAGAGCACTTTAGTAGGATTACAAAAGATGGCCGCTAACGCTTCTAATGTAGCTACTAGACACATAAAACAAGCTGGTTCTTATTTAACGCTTAGAATTGCAGAGAACATAGCTCTTAAGGTAGCAGATGCTTTAGAGTTTCCACTAACAGCTGAATCACTAGTTAACTCTATAAGTAGTTACAATGTAAACACTTTAAAAGAAGTTGTTAATTTAAATCTTCATGATTTTGGAATATTCTTAGAACTAGAACCAGACGAAGAAGAAAAAGAACAACTAGAACAAAACATACAAGTAGCTTTACAACAAGGTGGTATTGATTTAGAAGACGCTATTGATTTAAGACAGATAAAAAATCTTAAATTAGCTAACCAGCTTTTAAAAGTAAAACGCAAACAAAAAGCTGTTAAAGAACAAGAAAACGCTCAAGCTAATATAGCAGCTCAAAGCGAAGCTCAAGCCGCTGCTAATGAAAAAATAGCAATGCATGAGGTTCAAAAGCAAGAGGCTATATCAGGTTCTAAGGTTCAATACGAGCAGTCAAGAACTCAAATGGAGATTCAAAAAATGCAAACTCAAGCTCAACTTGATATGCAGAAAATGCAAATGCAACATGGATTCGACGTTGAATTAGCTAATATGCAACTTAAACAACAGCAAGAATTAAAAAACCAGCAAGAAGAAGCTAAAGACAAGCGTATACAAATGGAAGGTACGCAACAAAGTAAAATGATAGACCAAAGAAAAAACAATTTACTACCTATAGACTTTGAAAAAAATGAAGAGCCAGAGCAATCAGCTATGGCAACTCAAGAAGAGCCGCAAGCTTAAATTTATTAATTATTTAATTTTATTATATTATGGAAACAAAAACAAATGAACCTGTTAAGCAGGAAGGTGAGTTTAAAATCAAAAAGAAAACAACACCTAAAAAACTAGTAGAAACAAAAGACAATGTTACTAAAGTTAACATTAATTCAAAAGAACCTTTAGTAGAAGTGCCTAACAACGTTACTAAGGTTGAAATTAAAAAGCAGGAAGATGCCATTCAAATCGGAGAAACAAAAGAAGTACCTGTGGAAAAACCATCCGGAAATAGCGCAGAGATGGGAGAATCTGTACAAGAGTCCAACGAGACTACTGAAGGGTTTTCTCCAATCAAAGAAGTAACTGAAGAAGAAGTAAGAGAAGTAAAAGAAGCTATAAGAGACGAAAGAGTTTTAGGTAAAGCATTACCAGAAAACATCGAAAAATTAGTTTCATTTATGGAAGAAACTGGTGGAACTATAGAAGATTACACTAGATTAAACGCTGATTATACAAACGTAGACGATGATATTCTTTTAAAAGAATATTACAAAAAATCTAAACCACATTTAGATTTAGAAGAAATTAATTTCATAATGGAAGAGAACTTTGATTATGATACAGATTTAGACGAAGAGCGAGAAGTCAAAAAGAAAAAACTCGCTAAAAAAGAAGAGATTGCAAAAGCTAAAAACTTTTTAGAGGAAACTAAGAGCAAATATTACGACGAAATCAAGTTGAGACCCGGCGTAACTCAAGACCAACAAAAAGCTATGGATTTTTTCAATCGATATAATGAAGAGCAGGAAATAGCTGAAAAACAACACGACCTATTTAAACAAAAGACTAAAAGCTTATTTGATAACAATTTCGAAGGTTTCGATATTAAAGTTGGAGATAAAAGATATAAGTACAATGTTGTTAATCGTGAAAAAGTAGCCGAAAGCCAGTCAAACATAACAAACCTTGTCGGGAAGTTCCTAGACAGCGAAGGTAACGTGGAAGACGCTAAAGGTTATCATAAAGCTATATATGCTGCTGAAAACGTAGATAAGATTGCAGCTCATTTTTATGAGCAAGGAAAAGCAGATGCCGTTAAATCCGTGATAAATAAATCAAAAAACCTAAGTGATACTGAAGGCAGAAAATCACAAGGTGATGTATTTGTTGGTGGAATGAAAGTAAAAGCTATATCCGGTGCAGACTCTACAAAATTAAAAATTAAAACAAAAAGGTTTAACTAAAAAAATTAACAAATTATGAGTTTATCTCCACAATTTGGTAGTATTGTACCTTCGCAATTACAACAGACTCTTGCAAACAACTATTTAACGTTTGATCAAGGAGCTAATGATTTTGCACAACAATATTTACCAGAAATTTACGAACAAGAAGTAGAACGTTACGGAAACCGTACGTTATCAGGCTTCTTAAGAATGGTTGGCGCTGAAATGCCAATGACATCTGATCAAGTAATATGGTCAGAACAAAACAGACTACACGTTGCATACGATGGATGTACAGTAGTAGCCACAGGTGCTAACAACGCCGCTACAGTAACGCCTACGGCTGCTGGAGTATCAGTTGTTGTATCTATAAATGACACAGTAGTTCTTTTAGATCCAGCTTCTGGAGCTGAAGCTAAAGGTATTGTAATAGCTACAACACCTGGACTAGCTGGTTCTTTCGCTGTACAACCTTTTGCTAATGCAACTTTTGCTGCTCAAGGACTTGCTGCTGCTGGAGTTAAAGTATTTGTATACGGTTCTGCTTACCAAAAAGGAACTAGCATAACAGCTGGTGGTACTTTAGGGGCTGGAAGCGCTCCTAGAGTTTCAATTACACCTGATTTTACGCAGTTTGCTAATTCTCCACTTATTTTGAGAGATCAATTCGTTATTAACGGATCTGATATGGCTCAAATTGGTTGGGTTGAAGTTGCAACTGAAGACGGTCAATCTGGATTTTTATGGTATCTAAAAGCTGAGTCTGAAACAAGATTAAGATTTGAGGATTACTTAGAAATGTCTATGGTAGAAAGTGAATTAAACGTGAATGCTTTAGCTGCTCCCGGAACTGCCGCTGCTGCTTTACCAGGATCTCAAGGTTTATTTGCTGCTATTAGAGCAAGAGGTAACGTGGAAGTAGGATTTACTGCTGCTGCTGGACTTGATGACTTTGATTCAATTCTTAAAAATTTAGATACTCAAGGTGCTATTGAAGAAAACATGCTTTTCTTACAAAGACAAACTTCTCTTGATTTTGATGATATGCTAGCAAGCATCTCTGGCGGATTCGCTGGTGGAACTGCTTTTGGTTTATTTGAGAACTCAGAAGAAATGGCTTTAAATCTTGGATTCTCAGGATTCAGAAGAGGTTCTTATGACTTTTACAAAACTGATTGGAAATACTTAAATGACGCTTCTACTCGTGGTGGTATCGTTGGAGTTAATTCAATTGAAGGTGTATTAGTACCAGCTGGAACTTCTACAGTTTATGATCAAGTACTAGGTACAAACATCAGACGACCATTCTTGCATGTACGTTATAGAGCATCTCAAGGAGATGACAGACGTATGAAGTCTTGGTTAACTGGTTCTGCAGGTGGAGCATTTACTTCAACTCTTGATGCTATGGAAGTAAACTTCCTATCAGAAAGATGTTTAGTAACTCAAGCTGCTAACAACTTTGTATTATTTCAAGGACTATAATAAGTCAACATTAATGTAATTCTTACCCTCGTTGTACTGACGGGGGTAATTATTACTTTTATAAACTATTTAATTATATTATATTATGTCAAAAACAAAAGAACAACCAGTTTTAGACTGGGAAATAAAAGATAGAATTTATTATTTAAAAAATAATAAGTCACCATTATCATTAACAATACCTGGAAAGCATACAAGAAAACATTCATTGCTGTATTTTGATGAAAAAATGGGAACACAAAGAGAATTAAGATACGCTACAAACCAAAACTCTCCTCTTGTAGATGAACAAAAAGGCGAGTGCACAATGGGTCACATTTGTTTTAGAGATGGAACATTAGTAGTAAATAAAAAAGACGTAGCTTTGCAAAAACTACTTTCTATATATCACCCTTTAAAAGGTAGGGTATACGAAGAGTTTAGCGCTATGGCTGAAGCTGAAGATGATTTAGATATTATACACTTAGAAATAGATGCTATGACAGCTGCTAGATCTATGGATATCGATCAAGTTGAAGCTATATTAAGAGTAGAAAGAGGATCAACAGTAAACACTATGAGTTCTAAAGAATTAAAAAGAGACATATTGTTATTTGCTAAAAACAATCCTTCTAATTTTATAGCACTAGCTAAAGATGACAATGTTCAATTAAGGAACTTTGCTATTAAAGCTCAAGAAGCTAATTTAATAAAACTTTCTCAAGATCAAAGAACCTTTACATGGGGATCAACAGGTAGAAAACTAATGAACGTTCCTTTTGATGAAAATCCTTATTCTGCATTTGCAGCTTTCTTAAAAACAGATGAAGGTGTTGAAGTCTATAAATCTATAGATAAAAAACAAAAATAACAAGTGATACTATATATAGGCGGATTCGTCCGCCTTTTTAGTATATAAAATAAATATAAATGGTAAATGTAAACACAGTATACACGACAGTCTTGCAAATATTAAACAAAGAGCAAAGAGGATATGTAACACCTCAGGAGTTTAACAATTTAGCACAGCAAGTTCAGTTGGAAATATTTGAGTCATATTTTCCAGACGGAACACAATTAAACCGTCAAAACCAAAACAACACTCAAAATAATACTGAGTTTTTTAATATTTTTAAAAATCAAAATGAAAAAATATTTCCTTTCATAAAAGATCTTGCTTTTTTTTACGATGCGCTAACTACACAACCAATGTGGAATTATTTAGTAGCTGGTAGCGCAACCTCAGGTTCTATTCAAGAGAGTCAAATATATTGGATGGGTGAAATTTTATCAAAATATAATTCTTCATTAGTTGGAAACACCGATCCTCAAGCTAGTTCTTTTGGAGGAGAGTATATAACGCAACTTGTTACCAGAGCTGATTACAATAAAATAACTAGATCTAAATTAACAGCTCCAACTGAAAAATTTCCAATTGCATTTGCTAGTACAAAAACTGTTAATCCTTTATTAGAAGTTGGGCTTACTATATCTCCTCAACCATCTAGCGTTAGCGTTAACTGCATAGTTGCGCCACCACCACCTATTTGGGCTTTCACTCAAACGCCTGGTACTGGTCAATACATATATTCACCAGCTAGGTCAAATTCATTTTCTCTAGTATATCAAGAGCAAACAAATATTATAATGGGTATATTGAAATACGCTGGAGTTATAATAAATGATCCAACTATAATAGACTTAGCTTCTCAAGAAGTAGCTCAAGTACAAGCTAACGAAAAATCTTAATAAAAAATGGCATTAGTTACAGAAACAAATCAACAATACTACCAAGGGGCACAAGGCTTTAGAGGTACTGGTAACGCTCTTACCATTACAACAACTTTTGACACTGATTTAGTATTTGGTAGCTATGATCAAACAAGTGTTAACTACGCTTTAAATAATTTTAAAATATATACTAGCACTACGGGTTTTCCAGGTCAATGGCAAGAATACCTACTGGCTTACACTGTTGTTAATAACGCTATTACTTTTACAGCAGATCCTGCTGACAATTTATTTATAGTTGTACAGCTAAAAAAGTTAGATGGTGGACAATACGCTAGCACTATAGCTGAAGAAGCACTTGGCGACGCTGTTGAAGAAAATTATGGAATTTATCAATATGTAAAATTATCGGATATTATAGATAACTACATGGTTGGTTACGTCGGTGATGGAAAAATAGTACAGACAGCGCAAAAATCAGATGTACTTTTTTGGGCTAAAAGATCATTACAAGAATTTAGTTATGATACTTTAAAAAGTATTAAATCTCAAGAACTTACTATACCAGACAGTCTACAATTAGTAATGCCACAAGACTATGTTAACTATGTTGCTATTTCTTGGATTGACAATATGGGTGTAAAAAGACCTATATATCCTAACAACAATTTAACAACAAACCCATACTCTAAATTACTACAAGACAACAAAGGTATACCAACTCAAGATAACTTTGGTGAAGATTTAGAAGGAACATCGTTAACGGTAGAAAGATGGAGAGACGCAGACGATAGAGTTATAAACGGACAAGCATTTGATCAACTTAGCAACGCAGCTTACGGTATGTATCAAGATGATTGGTGGGGTTCTGGTCCATGGGACTGGGGAAGACTATATGGTCTTGATCCTCAATTATCACAAGTAAACGGCTGGTTTGGAATTAACGAAAGAGATGGTATGTTTACTTTTTCTAGTAACTTAAGAGACAGGTTAATTGTTTTAGAATATATATCTGACGGTCTTGCTTATGACTTAGATACTAGAGTGCCTAAGATGGCTGAAGAAGCCATGTACTTAAGTATATCATATAACTTACTAGCTAATAGAGCAAACACGTCTGAAGGAATTATAGCTAGATTTAAAAAAGATAGAAGAGCTGCTCTTAGAAATGCTAAAATAAGATTATCTAACATCAAGCTAGAAGAAATAGTTCAAGTGATGAGAGGTAAGTCTAAATGGATAAAACACTAAAATTTAATGGCTAAAGTTCAAAATACTTTTATAAAGTCTAAGATGAATAAAGACTTAGACGCTCGCTTGTTGCCTCAGGGTGAATATAGAGAAGCTGTAAACGCACAAATAAGTAAATCTGAAGGTTCTCAAGTAGGTAATTTAGAAAACTCATTGGGTAATGCGGCTATACAGAATTACCAAACACTAACTCAATCATCTAATATTAAGTGTATAGGTAGTTTTGCTGATGAAATAAATAGCACTGTTTATTTGTTTTTTACAGATTATAATGACGGAAACCCAAACAAGTACGTATACAGTCCTTCTGCAAAAAACTTTATTATATCTACAAATATACTTTCTAATGAGTCTTATATATTAGTTCAAGGCGCTTTTCTTAATTTTTCACAAAATAGTTTAATAACAGGAGTTAACATACTAGAAGAGCTTTTGTTTTTTACAGACAATAGAAATCAACCTAGAGTTATAAACACCTCTCTTGCTCAGCCAGAAACAGGGCAAGCGCCAACCTATTATCAAACAGAAGACCAAATATCAGTAGCAAAGTATAATCCATTCAAATGCATGGAAATGTGGCAAGAAAGCATATTGGGCGCTACAGATCCTGTGCCTTATGAAACCACAATGAAAGATGTTAGTACTTTGTTTCTTCCTAACGGAGGCTCTTGTTTAGCTTCTGCTGCCGCAACAGCTACAAACGTTATACAAATAGACAATATACAAGGTGAAATAAACGAAGGCACTACAAGCGCTTATGGATCTAATGGAGCTTCTACTATATCTATTCAAAACAATTTATCGGGTCAAGTACCTAAAAACGCTTTAGTACCACAGGGTGTTACTGTAGTTTCAGTGACTGCTAATCCTAATGGAACTTTTGAATTAACATTAAGCGGAAACATATCTATACTTGAAAACCAAAAAATAGTTTTTAATCAAAACCCTTATTTTGATCCTAAGTTTAGTGGAGACCCAGATTATTTACAAAGCATATTTGCTAGATTTAGTTATAGATTTAAATTTGTTGACAATGAGTATTCTATATTTGCCCCGTTTACTCAAATAGCTTTTATACCAAAACAAGATGGTTATTTTATGCTAGTAAAACCTACAAATCCTAGCAACACTGGTAGTCAACAAAAAGATGATCAAGCTGAGTCTTACAGAAGTACGGTTGTATTTTTTGTAGAAAACAAAGTAAATAGCATTGACCTAAGAATACCTTTACCTTTTACTAACTACACAATACAAGCCGGGCTTAAGTTAAAAGAAATAGATATACTATATAAAGAATCTGACGGTATAGCCGTTAAGGTAGTTGAAACAATTCCTATAGGTAAAATAACAGAACAATCAGGGATAGCTTTAACAAGTGGAGCTCAAACTCCAGGAGGATCTGGAACTGTGGGAGATCCAACAACTATAGCTATAGACAATATACAAGGCGGCATAACAATTGGAGACCCTATAGTAGGTGCTGGAATTGACGACGGAACAACAATAGTAAGTTTTACGCCAACAGATCCTAGCAGTCCATCAGAAGGTAGTGTAAATGTAAGCAAAGCTGTTGCTCAATTAGATGACAATGTTTTATTAACAATAGGTAGCCCTAATTATTTTGTTTATAAATACAGATCTACAAAACCAACTAAAACCTTACCATCAGCTGATCTTATAAGAGTTTACGATAAAACACCTCTTAGAGCACAAGCTCAGGAAGTTGCTGGCAATAGGGTTATATATGGAAACTTTCAAAACAAATTAGATCCACCTGCTTTTTTAGATTACAATGTAGCTGCAACAGAAAAATCGCCGTTTACAGTAGCTCAAATTACAGCTGCTTACACTGGCGCTGGAGCAACTATCCCTGCTTTTACAAATATAGCAATAAACGTTAGTAAAGCTGCTGAAAATTGGTTTGCTGGTTATACTATATCTTCTAATACGTATGGATGTAATATTCCACCTGGAACACTTGTGTCATCTACAGATAATAATACTACTGGTCCAGCTATAATACAATTAACTAACGCGGTTACTTTACCTGCAGGAGGAAATGTGGTTTTGATTTTAGAACCAGGAGCTGATACAGAAAATTCAACAAGTAAGATAGAATATCCTAGTTCAAGTGTAAAAACGAATAGAAACTATCAAATTGGTTTTGTTTTATCAGATAGATACGGAAGACAATCTAGTGTTATATTATCTAACAACGAGACCTCTATTGTAGTTAATGGTGTAGAATACGCTGGATCTACTTTGTACTCTCCGTATATAGACGAAACAAATAACCAGACTAGTTGGCCTGGTAATTCTTTAAAAATATTAATGAATAGACCTATAAACGCTGAGTTATATAATTCAGATGTTTCTAGTCTCGACTACAATCCATTAGGCTGGTATTCTTACAAGATCGTTGTAAAGCAAACGGAGCAAGAGTACTACAATGTATATCTACCAGGTATAATGGCTTCTTATCCTGGCGATACTACTTTAGAAGTTGGTCAAACTTCTCATGCAGTTTTAATAAATGATAATATAAATAAAATACCTAGAGATCTAACAGAAGTAGGTCCAGATCAAAAGCAATTTAGAAGTTCAGTTCAATTATTTGGTAGAGTAGAAAACACGTCTACTGCAATAACAACTAACAACGAAGGAGCTAGTAACACGCAGTATTATCCTGGAAGACAAACAAACAC